GTGGTTGAAGAGACTCCACTTGACTGACTAATGAGATCAGTTAGTTAGAAAACAACCAAAGCATGAACCGTAATGAGGGTTGAGCTATACGAGAGAAAGTAAACGTTCACAATCAAGATGTCGTGGAACGTCCTCTACTTGCATAACCATGCGAAGGAAGCGACGAGTAGGAAAGAACTCCTCGTCTGAAAGAATGCCGTTCGTGGTGTAGGTATTGATCATTGCTTCGAGAAGGGTGTTCATATACGATGAACTGAAACCTCCAGCGAGACATTGACCGAAGATACGATCACAAGATCGATCTGCGGAACCAACAAATTTCTCCGGAAAGAACGCGGACTTAAGAAAAGCCTCAAGTTCTCGGTGGACTCGGCCACCACGTGCACCATAACCTAAGAAGATCAGGTGTTCAGCAGAGTTGCTGAAATGCACTTTGGTCAAATTAATAGTATAACCAATTTCGCCCATAAGATGAACGAATCGTGCAACGTCGAAGTTGTGTGGAACGGAAAGAGCGGCGTCGTCGCCGACTCCGAAGATACTTCCATTGATATCTTCTTCAGTGAAACCCATCTCGAAAAGCGAGTACATGACTGCCAATAGAGTAATGAGAGTTCCAATGATCTGGGTGAACCCACTGCCAGAAGGTATGCCGCCTTTCTTTTTAAGGAGCTGTCCTGATGGTAGAAGGATCGGGGTGTTTGTGAAATAGTGACGAAGAAACTCGTAAACGTTCGAGTTGCGCAGCACGGAGCTGTGCGTCATGCCCATTTCGTAATGTTCCTTGAGGAAATCGAAGGCCCAGTGGATCCAGTTAGGACCGCACGAAGCATCCAACTTCTGAACGTCAAAGACAGCGGCGAAACGCTTATCACGAAGTAGATGATCTATGATCATGGGAAGACTTTTAGTCATGTTCACACCGGTTAAGTACGGGATCTTTCCAAAAACAGATGACATCCGTTTCAGGAGAGGTACTGTATACCGCATTTCCAAACACTTGACTTCGGCAGGATAGGCCCAAACGCCACGGGCTTTTATCTTGTCCGGGGAGTCGTCGAGGTTCAGAAGACCTGGTCGCTGTCCAATCATGCACGGGGGAGCACGTACACGCTGGGGCGGTAGGAATTTAGCGAAATGATTGAGCCGTTTTGTCCTGTCATAAATATGACCTAGACATTCAGC